ACCGGCATAAGCGTTCTAAAAATCCAAAAGAACTTACGCGGGAGCAACTTTACTCCGTCCTAATCGGTAAATTTGACGATGATGTCTGGCACTGTAGCCGAACCGAAGACGGGCTCGTCGAAATCCAGTTCTATGTGAAGGAGGACTGATATGATTACTCGTCAGGAAGCTTTGGCTCAAGGCTTGACGCGGTATTTTAATGGAGTGCCGTGCAAGCATGGTCATGTGTCTGAGCGTTTTGTAGGTAACTCAGGGTGCAGCCAATGTCATCACGACCGCTTAACAAAGAACGCGGATAGAAAAAATGCGGCGAACAGGGAACGTGCAAAAAATAAACGCGAAGAAACCCGTAAAGCTTTAGAAAAAAAGTACGGCCGTAAAATCTTAAAAAGAGAAGAAGCCAAAGCACTTGGTTTAAATAGGTATTTTAACGGTAAACCTTGCGCTAACGGTCATGTGGCAGAACGTCGAGTTTCTGGCTCGGGGTGTGTAATTTGCCAAACAGAAGCTAAAAAGAACCCGTCTCTTCAAACGGCTCGCGGAAAAGCTAAAGCGGCGGGTAAAACACACTTTTATGGCAATGAATGTAAAAAATGTAGAACGACAAAAAAGTTTGTTTCTACGGGGGATTGTTTTGAGTGTCACCAAAAAAGGTCTAAAACGATGAAGGTGATCTGGAGAAAGAAAAACTCTGAAAAATATCGCGAAGGTGGCAAAAAATATCGCGAAAAAAATAAAACGCAAATTGCTTTGTATAACAAACAATATAGGGCGGAGAACCGTGAAGCGCGACTAGCTTACAATGTGAAATGGAAAGCGGAGAATTATGACCGTTACATGGCAAGACGAAAACAATATTTAAAAAACCATGCAGCGGAAAACGCGGCAAACACTCGTAAGTATTGGGCTGCAAAAGCACGGACTATTTTAAAGGGCGTAAAAAACACAGACTTTTATAGTTTTTATAAAGAACGAGAAAAACTATCTAAACTTACCGGTGTAGAACACCATGTTGATCATTACTATCCCCTGCAAGGCGACACAATTTGCGGGCTTCACGTTCCGTGGAACTTGCAGGTTATTCCCGCGTGGGAAAACCTAGCTAAAAACAACAAAATGCCTGAAGAGTTTTACGGGAAGGGCGGCAGAGAAGAATGGCTAAAAAGGAGACAACAATGAAAAAATCAGATATGGTAATTGAGAAGGCGCGGGACATGGACTGGCAAACAGCCGTCGCTCTGGTCAATACAGCCGTCGTGCTACACGCTTCACGAACCGCGGCCGAAGGCCAATATAGCCGCGAAGCGGTAGACAAATCAGCCGAAATCCAAGCGGCGTGGAAAAGGATACAGCGCGGATGAGCAGCGATCTGGAAAAGGATTTCGACCTAGCAAGCGAAATGATGAATGAACTGCTAGACGATTTCGAGAATAGCGACATCCAAGCCGGAGCCGCGATGGGCGGTGCGCTGACCGCGTTGCTATTCCGACTGATCGTGTCCAGCGAAGACCAAAGCACTACCCTTGGTATGATTTCTTCTGCCATGCACCACGCCGCGGCAGCGGCAGCTATGGCAGTGGAAGACGATGACAATGTTCGCCATTGACAGCTTTTTATTTATATAGTATATGGGATAAATCGTATACATATAGCTACGGGAGATTGCTATGACATTTAACGCTAACGAACGCACCAGATATATCGCTAAATGCGCTGGTGTAGACTATGACGACCTGATCACGCATCAGGACGCTAACCCCGCCGTCACAATGTATCTGGATGACTTTAAAGTGATCGAGAACGAGCTCCGCGCTGCGTATATCGTAGGGAAAGCCGAAAAGACCGCGGCTCACGGTTCTTCTAGCCTTATCGACAGCCTTGAGCATTGGGCTAAATGTTTTAGGGACGGCACCTTGGACGACAGCAATGCAGAAGAAATTGCGTATTTGCTGGAAGACAGGGCGCATGATCTGCGGACTTGGGAGGCTAACGATGGCAAAGTTTAAGGTTTACGTCACGGTGTATCACCGGATCGACGACATTGAAGCTTCCAACGAGGAAGAGGCAAAAGAGTTAGCTAAAGAGGAAATCTGGGACGATCACATTAAAGACGTTATTATTGATGTTGAGGAGATGGCGTAGATGACGATGTTTAAAGATGATAGACTTTTATGTGTGGACGAAGAAGTCCGCAGATTGATGCGCGAATTTGGCGATATGTGTTTCGACCAAGCAGATCAGGACGCAATAGACGCCAAGCACCGCGAATATATGTTGGTTAAAAATTTGCAAAAGGAGGGTAAATCCTATGTCCCCAGATTTTAAACCTGTCGAAGGCTGCGAAGAGTGCGAAGCCCTGACCGAAATGTTCGATGAACCGACCGCTTGTTACGAGTGCATTGAATACGGGGAGGCAGAACAAAATGTCTCTTGATAATGTCGAAGCCGCAATCGAGCAAGGCACGTCAATCAAACTAGCCCAGTTAGAGTCCGCCGTCCGTTCGATACACAAGGCCGCACAAAAGCTGCCTAACGAATGTTTCGTCAAGCAGACTACGGAATGGGCAATGGAGATTGTCGAGCCCAACAAAAAAGGCTTTAGTGATGTCCTATGAAGACATCTTCATAACCACCTATCTGGTCAGCGGGTTCGCCCTGCTGGCCTTTTTACTTTGGGATGCTTGGAAATAGTGCAAAAACCACAGAACGGTTACTCTTCTTCAAAAGAGGTTGTTATGTTATTTGTTTTCTATTATAATAATTTTAGAAAGGAAGGTGAAACATGGATGCAGAACAACTCTTATCTAATATACGGTGCGGGACGCAGGACGCGTTAAAAAGTAACAAAGCAAAAGATATCGCCGATACCGTGTCAGATCACTATAATGTCGGGATGTCTTCCGCGTGGGTGTATAACCTTGCAAACTCCAGTGACCGCGGATCACGGTTCGATGTGTCGGTGCGAAGGGCTTTTGCTATGAAAGCCTTTATCGAAGATTGGCGGGCAGGGAAGTGTCCGTGGTTACGTTAATTCGGTATACACTATAGGGCGTTCAAAAAAAAAACCCCAAAAAAAAACCTAAAACAGGGTGTTACCGGTGTTACCGGTGTTACCTTGCTCTGTAACGTATAGTAGACAACAAAAACGAGGTAACACGAAAGGTAACACGGATGATTTACAAAAAAGTTACCTTTTAATATTTTCCGCGGACTGGCGGTCAAAATTTAAAATAAGAACAAAAATATTTTTGACCCTATATAGGTATATCCTGTATAAACTATGGGACGTGACCTAATTAACGGTGAAATCCTATGGCAAGAAAAGCAGCAAGTAAAGTGACTGGCAAGCCCCGTGAAACGCGAGGCCGACCGCCAGCAACAACAGAACAACCGTTGACCCGTAAACAAGAGCTTTTTGTAAAAGAGCTTGTAAGTAAGGACGGTCAAATAACTTTGCGCGAGGCCGCCATTAATGCGGGGTATGCGGTTACGTCAGCCCATTCGCGGGCATATGAATTAACCAACCCGCACATTTCTCCGCACGTTGTCGCAGCGATCAACGCCTATCGGCGTGAGTTGGACGAAAAGTTTGGGGTGACCTACCAACGTCATCTGCGTGACCTTCAAACTATCCGCGATGTGGCTTTGCAGAACGGCGCGTACAGCGCAGCCGTTCAAGCAGAGTATCGGCGCGGTCAAGCGCAGGGCGACATATATGTCAGCAAATCTGAAATCCGTCATGGCTCTATTGACAGCATGAGCAAAGATGACGTTTTGAAAGCGTTAGAGGAAATTAAACAAAGCTATGCCCCAGTCACCATCAACATCACTCCAGAAGAAACAAAGAATGCCAGCAATCGCGGTAAAGCGCGAAAGCGGCTTTTACAAGCAGATGAAGGAAGCGACACAGAGATCGAACCGCAAGATATTACTGACGCGGATTGAAAACTCTATCGGCGCGGGCATTCCTGATGTTCTTTTGTGTGACGAACAAGGCACGTTTCATTTTGTAGAACTAAAGTTTTTGACCAGCAACGCCGTCACCCTTCGACCATCTCAAGTGGCGTGGCTTTCCCGTCACCAACATAGCCCTTCTTGGATACTGATTAAAAAACAGAATAAGCCGACTGATGAACCCGAATTGTTTTTGTATCCGGCCGGTGCAGCCGTCGATCTAAAAATGGACGGGCTGCAAGCCGTTGAGCCGCTGCATCATCAAAGGGGGAAATTTAACTGGGATGTTATTTTTGACTTGATATGTCCTATATAATCCTATATTCAGGGGGTATCGTTAATTAATACGGGAGTTAAAACGATGTTTGATCCAAATAAAGAATATAGAGTTGCGGCTTATGACCTATCGTTCATGGTAATAGATGAGGCGGATAACGTGTTGTCTCACCCTGACGGTAAAACAATGGAATTTACTATTCCAAATTATAACCTTGAGTATTTGGCGGACGGCGCGGAAGTTGACGAGCTTGTTTTGCGCCCACCGGAGCCGGATTATTTAAAGCAGGCTTTGTCGCATTTAGCCATTGTCTGTGACCATGCCAATGAAGATTGTCCGGAAGAGTACCGGACAAAATGGTTTAACCCTGCTTTAGAAGAGGCATATTCTTTTCTTCAAAAAATGAGCGAGGTGGCGGCATAATGTTTATATTCAATATTATTGGCCGATTGCTTTACGGTAAAGACTGGGAAAAATACACCCAAAAGCGAACGCGATATGTGAAACGCCGACGCAGATAACTTTTTTAAAAAATAAGCTTGCTATATATGCGAGTTTATGAGACAACCAAACCAGCGGCGCAATCATGCCCGCTGGTTTTTCACATTTACGGGAGTTAAAATCATGGAAAACATTATCGAAAACGGAACTATCGCAGACCTTAACCGTCACAAGCACAGTGACCCAGTGACCGGCGCATATCAGACCAATGCTTTTCAGCATGGCATCGGTAACAGCGCAGTATCCAGCCAATGGTTTAGCCGTCCAGACGATCAAAAGTTTTTGTCGTTGGATGAAATGCTGGCTTTTAAAAAGCAGGACGCGCAGGCAATGAATAGCCGCATCGTCAATACGCATAAGATGCAGATTGTCGGCCAGTTGGATGAAGCCAACCCTAGCCGCGGTGATATTTTTGTTGAATACACTGACGAACAGGGGCAAGAGGCGTTCAACACACCGACAAACTGGTCATTCGGGCAGCTTGCCCAGTTGGCCGGTGCGCCTGCCGGTTACCTTAAAGACCTGCCCGCACCTATTGCGGCGGACGCCCTGCAATGGGGTTTGCGTTATAACCGGTCAAAAGAACTGGTAAAGGCATACGGCCATGCAACCGAAGGCGGTGACCTGCGGGCTGCAACCGGTGCCGATTATGGCCGCATCTTTGATTATGAAATCATTGAGGCCGTGCAAAAGTTTGCTGACCCTGACCGCTGGAAGATTCCGGGCATGATGACCGGTATGCAGAACGGCCGTGCTATTTATGACCCGTTTGTTCCGGTGACCAAAGACACGACAACCCTGTTTGCCAGTGACCGTGATGTGTTCCTGTTTTTGGTAGATGACACGCACCCTATTGAAGTTGGCAAGCTTGCCAACGGTGACCCTGACCTGATGTTCCGTGGCTTTTATGCGTGGAACAGCGAGACCGGCAGCAAGACCGCAGGCATTGCGGCAATGTATCTGCGCGGGGTTTGCATGAACCGCAATTTGTGGGGTGTTGAAAATTTCCAAGAAATCAAAATCCGCCACACTAAGTTTGCCCCTGACCGGTTTGCATATGAAGCCGCGCCAGCCCTGCAATCATTCGCGCATGGTGCAACTTCTAATTTCTTGGACGGGGTAACCGCCGCGCAGGATGCTATCGTTGCCCGTAGTGATGAAGACCGGCTAGAGTTTTTGACCAAGCGGGCAGGACTAAGCCAGCGCATGGCCAAGGCCGCCGCCGCCCGTCACATTAAAGAAGAAGACAAGCCGGTTCGGTCAGTCTGGGATGCGGCGCAGGCAATCACCGCGCTTGCCCGTGATATCCCGCATCAGGATAGCCGCATTGACCTAGAGCGCAAAGCGGGCGCATTATTAGACAAGGTTACCGCGTAACCGGCCAGCACAAAAACCAACAAGCCCCGCTCTAAACAGCGGGGTTTTTTATTGCGCTTTACATATGGGACAAGATGGGATAATAAGAACTATTAGAAATTTTAACGGGATTTGAAACAATGTTAAAAACTGTAAAAAACTCGACAGCAAATAAAACCGGCGGCTTGGCCGTCACTTATCGCGCTGGCGATGGGGACAATTTCGGCACTTGTCCCGCTGATTGCAAATTGAACGACAGCGGGCGCGGGTGTAAATCCGATCAAATAGATTTTGTTTATTTGGAGGCTGTTCTAGAAGCCAAGCCGCGCCACGGTGAAAGCTTTACCTATTCCCATTTTAACCCGCTATTCTGGGCGCATAAATTGGCACCCAACAAAACCACCATAAACTATTCTTCGGATACCTTGGCCGAAGCCGTGCGAATGGTTACGGATAAGATCGCGCCAGTTGTCACCGTTGTAAAAAAATCTTTTTGGAAAAATGGCAAAAACGCAATATCCGATGGGGTGCGCGTTATACGTTGCCCCGCTGAATATTTGGACAATGTCGGATGTGTTAATTGCGGCAATGGCAAGCCGTTATGCGCCCGTTTAGATCGTGATTATATTGTTGGCTTTACCGGCCACGGTGCCAGCAAAAAGAAAATAGAAACCGACAAGCGCGGGGGCTGTTATGCGGCGGGCGGCAATGTCGCAATCCATTGGCGCGCGACAGCAGGACAAGAACAAGAACAATCGGACGCGCAACGGTTACGGGCTTTTGTTCGGACGCTATCCCCCCGCGCAATTATCCGCCACCATGTTGCGGGAGATATCGGCAAAGAATAAACGCGCCCCGCTTGCCCCATTGCCCCGCCCTAATCGGCGGGGCTTTTCTTTTATGGGAATATATGCGATAACGAATTATCTTAATCATATGAAAGGTTTTAAATTATGGCTGAATATATCCAAACAAAAGACGGTGATACCGTGCAAAAAATCGCGCTTGGCAATATGGGCGCGGGCGATTTGATAAAGCGCAAGCCAGAAGCCAAGGCCGTTTATGTTGTTAATTTTCGCGAACGTGCCAAGCGGGGCAAGCCCGCTTATTATTCGCTTTCCAAATATGACGATATGAATAGCGAAATTTTCTTATCGGCGGAAACGCCCGTATTTGTTGGCTTTACGTTCTAAGCGATTTAAAGCCCATACAACGCCCGCAACGCCCCGCTAGGCTATAACCCTAGCGGGGTTTTTCTATGCCCGCTCATCGGCCTGCGTTGCGCCATTAAAAGAGTTAATCCCGCCGCGGGCGGCGGGGCGGGCATTGCGTAAAACGTACGGCGGAAAATTTACCGGCAATCGTGATGCGCTGGGCGTTGCCCATCATATCCGGTAAAAAGCCCGGGCAATCGTGATGCGCGGGGCGTGATGCGCGGGGCGTGATGCGCGGGGCGTGATGCGCGGGGCGTGATGCGCGGGCGGCGGGGCGTGATACGCGGGGCGCGGGCTTAAAAACTAGGATTCCGGTATCGGGTCAAAAAACCGCAGAAAACCGCCAAAAATCCGCGATCCGCGCACCGCGGCCACCGGCCTGCCTAGCGGGGGCAAGGGCCATGTTTCTGACAAATAGTTATATAAAAAACGATATGGATTGTTTCACGTGAAACATTGCCTATTTTTTAGGCACCTCCTGCCCAAATACTGAGCTTAGATTGCCTATTTTTTAGGCAAAAACGGAAAACTTGTTAACTGAGCAAAAAACAGGCATAAATATTTTATAAATTTTTTGTTCAGGGGCCCCCTATGGATGTTTCCGATCAGGAGTTAAAGCTTCGCCTGCGACTCGCGCAAATCGAGAAGAATGAAGCTTGCCAAGAGGACTTCCTAACTTTTGTAAAATCTATGTGGCCCGAGTTTATTGCTGGTCGTCACCACAAGATTATTGCAGAAAAGCTGGAAAGAGTTGCAAAAGGCGAACTAAAACGCTTGATTATCAACATGGCCCCGCGCCATACGAAGTCAGAGTTCGCATCTTTCTTGTTTCCTGCGTGGATGATGGGCAAGAACCCGCGGATGAAGATCATTCAGGCAACGCACACCACGGAGCTTGCCGTTAACTTTGGTCGTAAAACCAAAAACCTTTTGGACGACGACCGCTATAAAGAGGTATTTCC